TATGATGGTTCAACCTGGCAATCGATGTGGTAATTATGAATGTTGATGGGGTTGCCCAGGTAACAGTAGAAATTGAAGGAGAGGCCCAAGTGGAAATAGAGATAGAGGGGGTCGCGCAAGTTGGGTGTTAGTCAGATAACCATCTATCAGGGTGATGCTCTTACTATCAATGTTACTATAAAGGATACTGAAGGGGTTGTTTTGAATTTGACTCCTTTTAATGAGATGTATTTCACGATAAGGGAGAATCTAGAGGATACGACTAATATCTTGCAGAAGAAGTTATCATTGGCAGAGATAACAGTTATTAATGCAACAAAGGGGCAAATACAAGTAGAGTTGTTGAATGATGACACCAAAGCACTGTTAGGTAAGTATTATTATGAGGTTACGTTGGAAGACACCTCTGAGGATTTGCAATATGTAGTTGTGCAGGACTTCTTCAAAGTAAGAGATACTTTGGTGATATAAGATGTTTGCAGATTTGGGTAGCGCTTTCATGGCATTTGAGAAAGAATTTACCTTAATGGTTGATGATGAGGGTGAAGTGGAGGAGGATGGTTATGTGTCTAAAAAACCATTTACTGAGATACCCTTCAAAGCGGTTGTACAAACACCGTTGGGTGTAGCTCAATTTCCACAGAATTTGAATTTGGGGATAAATGGAATGAAGTTTGTTGGAGATTATGTGCTGTATCTTAGATTGGGGCAGACTGGAGTACCTACTCTAAAGATAGGTGATAAGATTAGAGATGCGGCTGGTTTAATTTGGAAGTTGCATAGTGTAGAGGATTATTCCTCTTTTAATGTGGCTTTATATGGTGTATCGAGGGTGAACTAATGTTAGGGGCTGAAGCCAAGGCATTAATAATCAAGAACTTACCTAACAAGGTTACTGTACAGGGTCATAGTATAAACACCTTCAAAAGGTACGCTAATCAATATACATATGAGCAATTCCCAGCTATCACTTTGGAATATGATAAAATGATGACTAAGTTGGCAGGTTCATTGGATGATTTTTCTAGGGTGTTAGACCATACTAAACAGCCGTTAACCTATACTACAGGTACTAATACTTATACTTTGGATATCTCCTTTGTATTAAGGATAGATGAAGTTGTGGGTAAAGTAAGTGGAGTGGATTATATCTTCTTACCAGAGGAGTATGAAATGTCTGGAGGGACGCCCCCTTTCTATACTCAGATACATTTTAAAGGGCCAACTTACCCTGATACTGGAACAACTGCCTATGTGACATATCATCATGCATGGATTAGAAGGTATGTTGGTGGGTGTTTTATAGATGATTTGACAATTAATATATGGGCGAAGGATGTCGAGGTTGATAAACCTGGTGGAAAGAAGGAGTATTTGAATGGAATATTGATAGCGGATCAATTAGCAGAGGATGTTTGGAAATGGTTAAATTATGATGCTGAGGAAGTAGAACTTCCTAGCCCATTTTCCATAAGAAATATATCAGAGGTTGTAGTATTAGATTCACAGATGGTGGGAGAGGAAATTAGGCGGAGACAGATTACTATGGAAGTCGTCTATGTGAATGAGTGGGAGAGGACGATGCAAGAGACTATAGAGACGACAGAACAGGAAGTTACGATAAATCAGTAATGAGGTGAGTAAATTGGTCGAAAGATATGAAGTGTTGGGAAAACGCAACGTCCAGCTACTTCACTCTGGAGTAACCATTTTGAGTGGAGAGAAGGTCGTTGTGGAAGGAGAGACTGAGGAAATGAAGCGAGCAAAGAAGAATGGCTTAATAGACTATGTGGCCGTGGTCGAACCCAAGGTTGAAAGTAAGGTTGTTATCCCCGAGAGTAAGCTTAGGGAAGCGGCTAAAGACCTGGGTGTCAAAGATCATGCTACTAAGCCTATAGTCGATCTTAAGAAGCTCGTGGAAACGAAAGTAGATGGAACGCCAAAGAAGGTGGGTTAAATGCCGGTTGATCCGATAACTGTGGATACGACAATATTAGTGGCTGGAGAGGTTGTACCGAGCTACGGTTCCATTATGCTGATAGGAGAACATGAGGCCGGGAGTTTGGGTGTCAATGCAGTGACTAAGTACAACTCTATTGTGGATGTGGTGACTGGTTGCGGCAATGCAAGCAAATTGTATAAGGCTGCGGTCAACCTATTTGCAGTTGGAGTGACGTCCTTCTACATTGTGAAGGTGGATAAGGCGTCTATAGGTGCGGAGTCAATAAATGCAGGCAGCGCATTGGCCTTTGTCAACCATCCTGTAAAGGGTGGAACTGTGGTTTGTGCAACTTATACTGGGCAATATGCCTATGCAACACCACCTGCGGATCCTGGCGCACTGAAGTTCGAGGTAGGGTCTGAGGGAGCGTTTATCATCCTTAATGGGGCTGGGTCCAAGTCCGTGGCTTACGACTACTATAAGATGACTGAGTTAGAAGCAGCCATGAAGGATTATGAACGCCTGGTAGACATCATCTACTTCGTCAGCTACACTTTGGGGACTGGTGGAAATGGTGGGGCGAGTCCACAGGATTGGGGTATATTATCCCATATGGTGGATTTAGCGGATACCTACGCCTGGATAATGCCTATATGTGGCAGGTCAGACCAGTTAGCGACTGTCCAGATACTGGATCTTAAGGCCGGTGTGCTAACCTCCTACACGTCGAAGAATGTTATAACAATTGCCCATAGGAATTCGACGACAACCGAGGATATGGGTGCAATTCTCACGGCGAAAATGGCTTTAACTGTGCCGTGGGATAAGATGATGTGGAAGGTGATGCCTAACCTGACCTCTGCGAATATTATCCAGTTTACCAAGACTGAGGTTGCAAACTTCGAAGCTGTTGCTGAGAATGCACTTATACTCAAGCAGTCTCTTTGGAGGATGTCAGATGGGTTATCCATGGCTGGAATTGGTTCCTACAAGTTTATCGACGTGACGAGAACGAGGTATTACTTGGAGGAGCTCATAATGTGGGATTTGGAATCTCTGATAGCTGATGTGCCTGTTCCGTTTACAAATGAGGGCATATTGACTGTCAAGTCCACCATAGAGAAGTCCTGCCAAAAGATGGTAGAGATGGGCGCCCTAAAGCAGCCCTTCACGCAGAATGGTGTTGCTACTAATGGGTTCGCTGTGGCTATGCCAGCCTACAATGATGTATCGTCTGCTGATAAGGCTGCGCGTATCCTGAAGAATATCTACGTGACTGTCTACCTAACCGGAAGGATCGAGTCGATCACGTTGAACCTAGCAATAAGCGTCTGAGGTGATATAAATGGCTGAAAGGTTAAATGTAGCAGGTGGGCCGCAGATATTCAACATAAAAATGGTGAAGTGCTCTGTCAATGGTAAGACGATGACTGGGGTGGGATCTGATGGTTTCGGTATATCGCCATCCGGTGATTCGTCTGTTATTGATGGACTTGTTGGTGAGGTGGGTTTCAATGTGGATACATCGTCCAGAGCCGAGGCCTCTCTTACCTTAAACGCATCTTCTCCTGAGAATGCCTATTTAAGGACTATAATCAAAGGCATGCAGGCAGGAACTCAATCCCCAGTGGAGTTTAAAATCGAGGTTATTGACTCCGAATATTTTAATGCGTTTGGGTTCTCGAAGCGCGGAATGAGGTTTGCTTGGATTCAGGGATTTCCTGAGTACAAGACCGACAAGAAGCAGGCACCAACGTATACCTACAAGTTTGTAGGCTATCAGTACTACGAGGAGACCGCCTAGTGTGGTCTCCATTTTTCTTTTTTTAATGTAAATAGGAGGGAAGTAATATGGACGAAGGGAAAACCCCAGTAGAAGCGGGATCGAACACCGATCCTCTTGAACAGTTATATGCGAAGACGGAGTTGTTTACCTTTACGGTCTCCGGCATAACGTTCAAGGTAAGAGACTTAAGCACTGAGAATCTGTTTGATATAACGAAAAAGGCCACAGTCAATGGTGAGCTCTTGCAGAATGTATATGCAAGAGAAATAATGAGAACGTGTATAGTGGAGCCGAAAATTGACTTTGATAGAGAGATGAGAGGCATAGTTGTTGCACAGATAATCGGGGAGCTAGAAAATGTTCTCGGTTTGACGGAGTTGGCCCAAAAAAAGTTGAAGATGAGGTAGAGTCTGAATTTCAGCTTTACCTCATTGCCAAAGATTTCAACGTGCCTGGTGGTGTAGAAGCTATTAGAAAATGGCCATTTAGAAAGTATATAAGGTATTTGATAGCTTTAAAAAAGTACTATGAGATGCAGGCCGGTGAAATAGGCAGTCCTCGTACACATCAATATCATTTTAAGGAGATGGATTAATGGCGGAAGATGTTGGTGGCATGAATGCCACTGTAGGTGTTATCGTTAAGGGTGATGTTCAGGACATCATCGCCAAGACAAAGACTCTTGGAGATGCTCTTGGAGTTGCTTCAGAACAGGCATCTGGTACGAGGACAGTATTTCTTTATATGGCTTTCGGCTTAATGGCAGCCGGAGGTATGTTAGGTAGAATTGGACAGGCTTTTGGAAATGTAGCAAAGCATATGTCTTCTGCTTACGCAGAGGTGGAGTATCAGGCGGCTATAGTAGGCACAGTGTTGGGTTCTACTGCTAAGGAGACTGAGCAAGTCGCCAGTAAGATGATGGAGTTAAGTATTATAACTGGCTTCTCTTCTAAGCAGGTTGGAGAAGCTATGCAAGGCCTAGCAATGGCCGGCTTTAATTTCAACCAGGTTATGGGTGCGACTAAGCCTATATTGAACATGGCTAGAGTTGGCATGATGGATGTTGGAGATGCCGTTAATCTTGCTGTGGGTATATATAACGGCTTTGAAATGCAGGCTAAAGACACAAATACTGTAATGCAGACCTTCGCAATGATATCGGATGAGTTGGTCTATGCTGCCAATGAAAGTGTAATATCGATACAGGGGTTGGCTGAGTCTTTTAAGTTTGTTGCTGCTTCAGCGCAATTAGCGGGATGGTCTGTAGAAGAGACCATGACTGTTTTAATGACTGCTGGAGATAATATGATTAGGGCAGGAATAGCAGGTAGAAATTTAAGGATATCTTTACAGAAGTTACAACAGTTGGCTGCGGCAACTTCAGGGGAGTTGTTAACAGCTGCTGAGATTGTACAACAGTATGGTTTGGAAATAGTGACAGTTGATGGTAAGTTAAGAGGAATGGCTGATATAGTAGAGGAGTTACAAACTAAACTTGTAGGATTGACTGATGTTCAGCGAAATACAGCTTTGTCGGCTATATTTGGAACTGAGGCATTAACCCTTTGGTCGGCGATGTTTAAAAAGAATGTAAAGGATTTAAGAGAAGAAGAGTTAGCACTTACGGCGGTGGGTGCTAAAGCCGCTCTGTTTAATCAGTTCGGTGGGGATACTGTATCTATTTTAACAGGATGGAGAGAACAAGTACAGGGTCATACTTTAGATTTAAATGATTTGGAGAATCAGTTACTAGGATTTGGCATAACAGTAGATGCAGTAGACAATATAATCAAGGTGATTACTTCCACGTCTGAGAATTGGACGTCAATTATCAATCAGGCCTCTTCTGCCGAGAAGATAGCTACAGAGAGATTGTCCACATTAAAAGGAAGTATTGACGTAATGAGAGCATCTTGGGAGACGTTATATGCTTCATATGGTAAGAGCATGGCCCCCCTTCTTGAGGATTGGAATAAACTGTTAACGGATATTGCAAAACTCTTGTCGAAGTTGCCTGATGGAGTGAAGTTGCTTATAGGTATTTTAACATTGGCGATATATACTATTACTACAATTATTGGTAAGTTGTTTACGTTTGTAGGTACATTGTTATTAGTTGCGGCTGCGCAGAAGGTTGTGAATCAGCAACAGATTATAATTAATGGAGAGATGGCCAAAACTATCGGATATCAGCAATTATTGTCTGAGGGTTGGTTAACTGTATCTGGTAGTATGGGTGTGGCAACAAAAACAGCATATGCCTTAGCTAGTGGGTTAGCTATAACCGCAGGGTATATATTTGCAATGACTTTTATAATTATTGAGATGGTGCATGCTTTTAGAACTGCAGATTATGTAATGGGTATTCTTTATTTTTCTATAATGGTTGTAGCATCTGCCTTATGGCTTATATGGTTAAGAGCAAGGATATTAAGGGCAGAGCTTTATTTAAGTATTGGTGGGACGAAGTTATATACTTTAGCAATGGTGTTGTTAGGAAGGGCAAGTTTAACAACAGCTGGTAGGATATGGCTTATGAATATAGCAATAGGGGCGTCTGCAATAGCATTGATAGTATTTGCAATAGTTGCCGTTAAGTCTGGAGTGTGGTGGTTGCAGGTTTTGGCTATTGCCTTGGGTGTAGCTGCCGTTGCTATGTGGTATTTCAATGTAGCTTGTTGGGCGAATCCCTTGTTAGCAATTGCCGGTGTTATTGCAATGACTATAGGGGCCTTAGGGTTGTTAACTCAGCAGTTTGGAGAATCAGGTGATGCCTACCAGGATAGTGGTCATTCTCCCTTCTTATTGGATATTAAGGAAGATGCAGAAAGGGCTACAATGGCGGTTAACGAATTAGGAAAGGGAATGAGTAGCTTCAATGGAAAGATGAAGACTGGGGTATATAATTTTAGGAATATATCTCAACCCGCAAGTGGAAATAGGGTATTTTCACCGAGTGTACATGTAAATATTTCTGGAACGAATGTTAATGGAAATATGTCCGAGGAGAAGTTAGGAAGGGTTGTTAGCAAGGCCACTTCAGAAACTCTTCGGCAATTGAATAGTGATTTTGAGAGGTCGACTGCATGAACACAAGTATAATTATAGATGGTGCCAAATATAAAGGATGTGCTAGCATAGGATTTGGTGCTAGTGCGGATATGACGGACAGAACTTTAGAAAATGGTGACATAGCACAGGATCATATTAATAAGCAGCCTATAACTTTGAATCTCGATTTAACATTCTATTCAACGGTGTTTGATTCTGAGGATGTTGTTGGGAGTAGTCATAAGGCTAGTGGAGAGGCTATAAATTCCGGGAAGTTTAATAGGTTGGACCAGTATCTGTATATTATGGATTTATGGGATAATAAGATGATGTTTGATGTCGAATGTGATTTGGGATATTTTGAGAGTATGGTTGTAACTTCTATTAAAGTGACAGAGAACAATAAGTCATCGTCTTCTTTTGAGGCTGCAGTTGAACTGAAGGAGTTTAATATAGTTGAATTTGAGGCTGCTGTATTTCAGTATATAACTGATGCTGATGGAAAGTTGGTTGGTGTAGCACCATTAGGCGTTTATGATAAGGTGACACTTAAGAAGCCGCCAAAAGCATCTGAGAATAAAGACTGGATGGAACAAGCCCATGACTGGGCGGCAGGGTGGACGGAGGACCATATAGATCCCTATTGGCAGCTTGGAAAGGTATGGAATTGGATGTTTGGGTGATTACATGGTTGAGACACTTTTCGTTTATAATTTACCAATTGACTTTGATAAAGGATTTCCTCAGACGGTGTTTACAGAGATATATGGAAAGTATTTTGCATTTACGTATAGGTTTAATTCTCATGATGATAGTTTGATATTAAAATGGGTAACGGGTAGTGGTAAGGTAGTATTTCTTGGTAAGTTGACTGAGGGTGGGTTGATTGATATAGTTGATCCTGACTATAATATCTCGACCTTTTTATTATTGCCATTGAGTGTGGGAAAGAAGGACATGTTGATTGAGTTGTATGCTCCATGGGGGCTTACAAGTGGCTAGCAAGATAAATGAAAGGTATGTTGAAGTTGCGATTTCTCCTCCACCTAATGTAATGTCTCAACTTATGGATGAGTTGGCGGGTTATGTAAACTCTAATTTCGATGCAAGGTTTCATGATTGTTATGAACTGATGATGCAGGAATCTCAAAAGAAGTATGTGAAAACTAGTAGGGGGATTAGAGTACCGAGTGTGGCTATATATAATTTACCTAATCTCGGTTCTTTGTATCATACAGGAAAGTATGTTGCTGGAAAATGGATAAATGGTATTTCGATCGAGTTAGAGATAGAAGGTGGGACAAAGACTAAATCTGACAATTGTATCGTGAAATTGTACAATGCTAGGACATTTATTGGCAAGAATTCGATATGTGTAGTAAGTGCAGGTTATTTATCAAATTTTGGGACGGTATTTATTGGAAGGGTAAATTCAGTAGAGAGGGAGGTTAGCGGCCAGGATATTATAACTATATTGAGGTTGACCGAGGCCAGTCAAATGTTTCTAAAGGGTCAAGTTACTGATATGTGGACCAATCAGAAATTTACTGATGTTATTAGAGATATTGTTATAAGATATGGTGGATTAACAATAGGTTATATACATGAGTATTTGCCACCGGGAGCAGATGCTAGTTTATCAGTAGACGACTATACTATTGAGCAGCAGTATTGGTATAATAGAAGCAGGGGAACTTTCATTATAACGAAACAACACTCCATTGGATATTGGGTATATAGACTTATACAACAGATGAATAGCATGTTAAATTTAAAGGATAGTAATGCTTATCATTATCAGTTGATACAAGGTAGATTTTACATGATGCCTAAGAATATAGCATTACCTATGGGATTGTATTTTGAGTCAAAAAGTGGGTTGTTGAGTGTTGAGGCAACGTTAGATAATGATGGGAAGAATAAGGAGGGTAAGTATAAGATAATAACGATGTTTGACTGTAGGATTTGTAATTCATCTATTATTAAGGTGTTGAGGAGTGGTAAAACAGAAGCAGAGTATTTCAAAGTGAGTAAGTTTAAGTTTGTTAGTAATGATACTGACCATCAGATAGAGATGGAATGTAAGATGATAAAGGATGCCCACGATAGGTGGATTAATTTCGGTGTTCCTGTTGAAGTGGAGACTATAGATGATATATTTGATGAGGAAGAACCTATTTCCGATGATGAGTGATAGTTATGGTTGAACCTTTAATTACGGAGCCATCCGGTATAGCGGATTGGACAAGGAACGTGGCTTCCTCTATAGTCAGAGGGAGTTGGACTTTGTGTCCGGGTATAGTAACAAAAGTTAATAGTAATATGACTGTGAATGTTAGATTAAAGGTTGAAGATACTTTCCAAATGGTGGAGTTGCAATCATTACCTATTGTATTCCCCAAGGGCGGAGGCAGTATAATATTAACGCCGATTAGTGTTAATGATGTTGTGTTGGTGGGATTTTCTAAGTATGGATTAGACGGGTTGTTAGCTAATACACAGATTGTTAAGAGAGAGTTAAGTGAGGAGTCTCTTTTCAATGTGGAAGATGCTATAGTGTTAGGTGGGTTTGTGCTGGACTCTGAGAAGAGTTCATTTCAACTTCCTGCAGAGGGGATAACATTAGGCAGTCTCCTTCAGTTACTAGATTATGGAGGGAATCCTAGTTCTCCAACAAATGGAATGCTTTGGCGGAATGGTAAGAAGATTTATTGTCATAGTGATGATGTAACGTTTGAACTTGGGGCTGGTGGTAGCACGACCGATATGGGTAAGATGTTAGATAGAGTAAATGGTGTGTTTGATCATTATCCCGGAGAGATGGTTCTCTATACATATACTAGTTTGTCAGATGTTGCTAGAAGGTTGATTGCCGATGTTAAGATAGGTGGGTTTACTGATGGGAGAAATGCTACGATAAGGGTTTATGTTACTATAGATGGAGTGAATTGGGATTTGTTAGATAGTAATTTGGTAGTGAAGTCTTCGACTTCTAAGAATCCACATTTGGATGTTACTTCGCAGAAGTCGTTTAAGGTGACATTGGAGGTTTATCCTTCAGAGACTGTGACATTTGATTATTCTGTAGAGGTTATACAGATGGAGCAGTGAGAAGATGCCAATAGCGAAAGATAATCATGTGTGGGATAAATGTTTGGAGAAGTTTAATGAACTTCCACTTCCGGAGTTTGTGGCTTTATTGAGAAGTAGAGTTGCAGTTTCTGCTCTTGATAGTTATAGGGTAGAGGCTGTTAAGGTAAATGGTAATTTAGTGGTGAAGATTGTATTGACGGAGTTGAGTAAGGATAAAATAGTAGATACTGATAATGGTAATGAGTTTACAGTGAAGGTGGCCTAATGGCATATTTCCTAGTTACTACTACAGCGGATTTTGATGGTGGGACGAAATCTGATGTGGAGACTATAACCAATAATGCATTACAGACTGCTAATCAGGTAGGTCTTGCGCCTACTTTTTGTGATAGATGGGCAGGAGGGGCGAGGCAAGCTGGATGGACAGAAGAAAATGACACCGGTGCGGATTGTGTGGATGAAACAAATCAATTGAAAGTTACAGCACAAGAACATGAGTATTCACATCTGCAAAGGAGCCCTGCTGTAGATAATATCACAATACAGGGGAAGCTGATATTTCCTGCCAGTTCTTTCGAGAATTCGTGGGCCACCGGAATAGCAATGTATTGGGATGTAGATAATTGGATTAGGGCACAGATAGTGCACGATAGTGGTACTATAAAACATTGTTGGAATTTAAACAATGCCTCGACACCAACCTATGGGTTTACTGGTAGTTTGTCTACTGGCGTTTGGTATTGGTATAAAATCATCTTAACTGCTACTACTTATGAGGTGTTGTATTCTACTAATGGGACCGCCTGGACAAGTCATACAAGTGGGTCAAGACCTGGTGGATGGAGTGGTGCCCCATCAATAATGGTTGGGAAGGGGTATATGGACAACCCAACCTATACTGCAGCGGATTGGGATAATTCCTATGCTCCAGCAGGAACTAGTTATGACCATTATGCCGGGGATATAGTTGTGTTGCCTTATAAGACAAGTGGAAATTGGTTGAGTGTAACGATTACTCCTCATAATTATGAGAAGTTGTATAGTTTGACAGTGTCATTATCTGGTGGTGATGGCAGCAATTACATTGATAAGGTGGAGATTATTAAGAGTAGTGATAGTAGTGTTTTGTCTACATATAATACTAATATGTCAAGTACAACGACTTTATATTCGGCGGACTTTGATAATGGGTTTAACCCTACTGCAAATGTGCCATTTAAGGTGAAGTTGTACTTTGTTGGTGGGGGAACTACTACAGTGCAGGTTACAGAGTTATCTGGAGAGATGCAATTGGGTATTGTTGGGTATACGTATGATAGGTTTGTTAATCAGGGGGGATTCTAATGAGACAATTATTACAGTCGACTGCAAGATATATCACTTACTTTGTGACGGATCCTGCTGACCATAGGACAGGGAAGACGGGGATAAACTTTTCCTCAACGGATATTATCATGAGGAAGGATGGTGGGTCGTTTACAAATATTGATAGTGAGGTAGTGAATTGGGCAGAGTTAGCTTATGGGTGGTATGTGTTTGGATTGACTGTCACACATACGAACACTATAGGTGACCTTAATTTTCATATAGTGTCCACTGGTGGCGATACTTGTGATTTTGTATGTCAGGTGGTGGAGGCAGTTACTTTGGCAAATATCAATACGCAGGTTGATACGGCGATAGTTGATTATCAATTGGATCATTTGGCAAATGCAGCGGCAACTGGCCCCCCGACTGTTAATTCATGGTTGGATAAGATAATGGATAAGGATGCCGGCCAGAACTTTGATAAAACGACAGATTCTTTAGAAGCTTTGGCTGATAGTGGAGGGGGTGGACTTAGTCAACAGCAAGTTAGGGATGCTATGAAGTTAGCACCAACTGCTGGGGCCCCTTCTACTGGGTCAGTGGATGAGCATCTAGATGTGATTGTTACGGATGGGGCAAAGGAGGCAACGACTGCCAAAGCGGCGACAGTAGCACTTGATGCAACGGTGGCCAAAACATCTGGAACTAAGGGCACCGATGCTATATATGATAGGGTGGATGTGCATCCTGCATTGGGGTAAAGGGGTGGTTTAAATGGCTGATTTATATGGAGAGACGTTAAAGTTAGGCGCCACTATGGACTTGGTCATGGATGGTGCTAAAAGATTGGTTATGGTGAATGATACTAGTAAGGTTGAACAGGATTTTAAGGTTTTAATGAAGGTGGGTAAAGGGGATAATTTGTTTCATTTGGATTATGGACTAGATATGGTATTAATTATACAATGTGATAATGAAAAGGTTACAATTCAGCAGATAATAGAAGCTGCTCAAAAGTATAGGTTTACTGACTCAGTTAAAGGAGTGTTTATTAGTAGAGTTGATAGACATGAAACATGGGCAGTAGATATTCTGCTAATGAGTAATGAGGAGATTAAGATGGTGTTTGGAGGGATGACAGCATGAGTGAAATGTATGGAATTGTGAGCAGCGGATTTAATCCGAAGCCGTATAATATTATATTGGATGAAAAAAAGGCCAAAGCTCAGGATCTCTTTGGGCTAAATGTTGATTTATCAGAGACCTCACCTCTTCTATTGATGTTAGAGGTTCAGGCCCTAGAGGAAGCTGAACTTTGGGAGATGTGTGAAGCATTCTATTATTCTGGGTATGTGGACTATGCTTCTGGCATCTCTCTTGATAGAATAGCAGCTATTATCGGGGAGACAAGAAAGGCTGCAACTCAATCAACGGTAACTGTAAGGTTTACCGGAACACCAGCTACGAACATACCCGCGTCGACTATTATACAGACCGCTGGGACTGAACCCATACAGTTTACCACTAACGTCTTAGCAGTGATACCTGGGGGTGGATATGTAGATGTTGCTTGTACTGCAGTATTGTATGGTGTAAGTGGAAATGTGGGGGCGTTAACAATTACTGTTCAGCAAAACCCAATCTCCGGAGTATCGGGTATTAACAATACATATGCTGCAGTTGGTGGGACTGATGTTGAGAGTGATGGTAGCTTTAGATTGAGAATTAAAGAGCAGGTCACTGAGATATCAAAAGGGACGTTGGATGCCATTCGTCAGGCAATTTTGAATTTGGATGGGGTTATTTCTGTGAAAGTGACTGAAGACCTTGACACCCATCTAGTGTCTGCATATGTGGATGGGAGAACACAACCAGATACTGAGGTAAATGATGCTATTGAAGGGGTTAGGCCAGCGGGGATACCTGTCTATTGGTATGGTGTCACAAGCCAAACAATATATGTTAGAGTAGATGTAAGTGTTAATGATGGCGCTCCAATAGACGTTGTAACACAGATAAAAGATGCAATTATTAGTTATATTGGTAGTTTGGCTGCGGGTGATGACGTCATATATATGAAGGTTGTAGATTCAATATATGATATTGAAGGTGTTGATGATTGGATAGAGGATATAACTACAGTAAAGATAGATATAGTAAGCCCGCCCACGATAACGAATACTAACCTGGCAGTAGGTATTGGCATGAAAGCCAATTTAACAATGGGGAATACTACGGTTAATATAACGATTGTGTAGGGGGGAGCATTTGTTCAAAGCAAGGTGGTCTAAAAGATGGCCGCCAGGGAAAGGACAATGGCACTCTCTTATAGTAAATGGGAGTTGGATAATGACCTGGATGGGCTGCCCAGAGTGTGGGAAGTTAATATCGGGTGTTGAACAAAGTAAAGTTGCAGAATGTGAAAGGTGTCGATTTAAAGAAAAAGTGGAGTTGGAAGGGTGGGAGAATGTCCAAAGAGAATTGCGCAAGGTGGCAGGGGGTTAATAACAATCAACAGATGCCTGACGTTAAAGAATGTCAGAAAGAGCATGGGCTAACCAAGTGTGATAAATGTCCAGATTATCCACTGGAGTGGGAAGTGGATAATCGGATAATGGATTGGCCTTCAGGATGATAGAGAGGGGTCTTTGAGTTCGGCTTCCTCAAAGCCCCGGGCACGGAGAATGCAGGAGTCACATTTGCCACAGGGTTTCCCTCCTCCCTGGTAGCAAGACCAGGTTAACTCGTATGGGACTCCAATCTCCGTGCCTTTAACTATTATGTCACGCTTTGTCATATGCAGAAGGGGGGCGAGTATTGTTATTGGGCGGCCCTCCACTGCCCTTTTTGAAGAGAGCTTGGCCACCCCATTCATAGCATCTATGTATTCTGGTCGACAGTCGGGATATCCACTATAGTCCAAAGCATTCACTCCAATGGCAACGCCATCGGCATTTTTGACTTCGGCGATGGAGAGGGCAATAGATAGCAGGATGGTATTGCGACCGGGAACATAGGTTATGGGAATCTTCTTCGACATTTCACCGTCGGTTCTTTGTAGGGGGACTGTAAGGGCTGGGTCAGTGAGTGCGCTACCGCCAAGCTTCTTTAGGAAGAGCAGCTCAACCACCTCTAAGGTCGCTAACTGCGCGG